GTATGGTTTTGTTGATCTCTGAAAACAAAACTCCTTGCGTTTTAGGTGTGCATTTAGGTGGAGCACCCGGTCGCAATTATGGTGTAATGCAAACTGTGACATATGACGATGTGCGTAATGCAGTGAGTTTGTTACAGGAAAAACCAGGTGTTTTATTATCTTCTATGGTTGGAGATATTCCTGAGAAACAATACGATGTTCCAGTTATTAGTTCGTGTGAAGTTCATCCAAATGCTCATTTTATTCATAACTTGGACGCAATGGCACATGTTGATGTGCTTGGTAGTACAAGTTTAAGATCATCGATGAAGTCTAAAGTCCATACAAGTATTATTTCTGACAGTGTTTCTAGGATTTGTGGGGTTCCAAATATTTGGGGACCACCCAAGTTGGAGCCTAATTGGTTAGCTTTTAATGCTTCATTGGATTTTATTGTACATCCTGCACAAATGCATATTCCACAACACTTGGAACGTGCACGTCAGGATTGGTTAGCGCCATTGATGGTATTAATGCAGCGCCAGAGTTCGCAATTCGGTATTTATCCATTAACACAAAAAGAAATGATTTTGGGAAGAGACGGCGTACGATTTTTGGACGCAATTCCAATGACAACAAGTATGGGATTTCCTTTGTTTGGGCAAAAAATGGCACATTTTACTGAGATTCGTCAAGGGGAGAAATTAATAGATCGTATTCCTTCAGATCAAATAGTTTTTGAGATGAATCGTCTGATGCGCTGTTGGAAGGCGGGATATCGAGGATACCCCGTCGTTTCTGCTACTCTTAAGGATGAACCCACGCTCCGTACTAAGTCTAAAGTGAGAGTATTCGAAGCAATCTCTATTGCTTTTGGGTTGTATGTTAGAAAATATTTTTTACCCATCGCACGTTTTTTATCTTTAAATCCATTGTCAAGCGAAAGTGCTGTTGGTGTTAATGCTTTTTCGCCTGATTGGGATGAACTCATGTCTTACGTTGAGAAATTTGATGACAAGCAGATGATGGGATGGGACTATTCGAAATATGACTTAAGAATGAATTCTCAAATGACAAGAGCTGTTTTGTTGTCATATATAGAGCTTGCAAAGATCGCAGGATATTCTGAGGGAGATTTGTTCATAATGAGCCAGATGGTGAACGATATGGTGCATCCATTATTAGACTATAATGGTACTATGTTGATGGTTTATAATATGAACACATCAGGAAATAACATTACTGTAAATATAAATAGTACTGCAAATTCTTTGTATGTGAGAATGTGTTTCTTTTCCTTATATCCAAATCATCAGGATTTTAGATCAGCTTGCTCTTTGATGACATATGGTGATGATGGTATAGCTTCTGTTCACAGTGATTTTCGACGATTTAACATTAGCTCATTTATTAAATATATGGGCGGACATGATATGAAAGTAACATTACCTACAAAAGACGACAGAGACGACGTTGAATATTTGCCAGTCGAGGAGTTGGATTTTTTAAAAAGAAAATCTTTTTATATACCAGAAATACAGTGTAGGATTGGTCAGTTGGATGAAAACTCAATTTTTAAGAGTTTGCACTGTAATTTGCTTTCTAAAGCAGCAACGGATTTAGAGGTGTCCATAGCTGTAATAGAAAGTGCTATGCATGAGTGGTTTGCTTACGGTAGTGACCATTATAACATGCGATTGAAACAAATGCAACTGGTGTGTGATGAAAAGTGCATACCAGTGTCGCAAGCATTTGTTTCTTATGACGACAGAGTGAAGGATTGGTTGTTGAAATATCGATCTGTTTACTCTGCCGTTGAACCCCAGGCCGCTGATTACTCAAGTAATGCATTGTGCTTCGGTTTGGGAAGAAAACCAGAAAAATGTGAATATAAGCATAATTGGGCATTAACAATTTTTGCTATGTTCAAAAAATTTCCTGA